AGATTATAATGAGTTGGGCTTTAGGATAAAATTAGAGAAACATCTGGACATAACGACTGCGTCGTTTTGCGGAATGATATTTGAGAGAGATAGTCGTCAATTAGTAAGAGAACCTCTCAAAACATTATTAAATTTTGGTTGGACCAATGTGCGGTACACACATTGTAAACAAAAGAATTTGTTGGGATTGGCAAAATCAAAGGCCATGTCCATCGTATGCGAGACACCACATTGCCCAATTGTGGGCGCGTTCGCACAGCGGATGTTGACACTGCTGAGCAATGTCAAATACAAATTAGACGACAGTACTCCATATTGGAATAATATATGGAAATTGAGAGAGTTCGAAAATTGTGGTTTTGCACCAACACTCAAGACACGGGTGTTGTTTCACCAGTTATACGGATTTACTGTTGATGAGCAATTGTTGATTGAGAAACAAATAGCGGCAATGGACTATGGTCCAATTGCTATTCCTGATTTATGGGTCAGGTTTTCAGGTGTCTCTTTTTCGTATAACAACATTTATGTGAGGCCCCTTGAGACACACAAATTAGTTCAGTTAGGGGCACAGTTTATGACTAAGAATAAACGAAACATAAAAAGAACAAAAACTACTAAAAGACAACAAAATCGCATGAATGCGAATGTTGGTCAGATTGGGAAACAGATGGCAAGTAATCAACCGAATAGAACCACGAATTTACCGAAAACTAGGACAGGGTTTAAAGACCTGGCTAGCTTAGGTAGTTTGTTGGGAGCCAGTGTTGGCTCAGCTTATGGACCAGGTGGTGCCGCTTTGGGAGGCGCCTTGGGCGGCATAGGTGGTGGGTTGATCGGAAAAATCTTTGGACGGGGGGATTATGATGTGAAATTTAACACATTAGTTAGGGCGTCCCCTGTGCCAGAGTTTCCCAATGCTAATTGCATCAGGTTTAAGCATCGAGAATATGTACAGGACATAAGTGGTTCTGTGGGGTTTGTGAATACAGCATTCCCTATTAATCCGGGTTTATCTACTTCTTACCCGTTATTATCCGCAATATCAAGTTGTTTCCAACAATATTGTATAGTAGGCCAAATATATGAGTTTGTCTCCACCTCAGCGAATGCTTTAAATAGCACGAACACAGCTTTAGGCACTGTGATAATGGCCACAGATTATGATTCTCTGGATATTTCTTTTCCAAGTAAACAAGCCATGATGGCAACTATGTTTTCGAATGCGGGCAAACCCAGTGAATCCATGCTTCACGCAATAGAATGCAGCCCAAATGCTACACCGGTCAACTTGTTGTATACACGATCGGGGGCTGTCCCAACGGGTGGTGACCAAAGATTGTATGATTTGGGGCAATTTCAGATCGCCACTCAAGGAATGCAGGCAGTCGCTAATATAGGTGAATTATGGGTAACATATGATATTATCTTATGTAAACCTGTATTGTCTACAATTACATCAAGCCCGTTGACTGATGCGTATTACTCAGCTCACGCGTTTAGCTCTACGTGGTTGAGTAATATGGTGTTAAACCCAGGTCCAAATCAAATAGGTACCACTGTTAGTGGTAATGTGATAACTTTCCCTAGTGACGTGGTGTTGGGCAACTATATAGTCCTGCTAACTGCTTATGGATCTAACACATATACTGCCCCGACTATAACCCCTGTTGGTGCCACCATCCTTACCTATTTGAATGGTTCCACCAACAATTCATTGTTTACGAGTACGTCGACAGCCAATTATGCAGCATTGGTGTTTGTGAACGTTACAGCGGCGAACGCAACTTTGACTTTTACTGGAACTGTACCGACCTTGATTGTTCCAGCGGACTTGCTAATTTTGAAAGCATCGTCTGTGTTTTGAGGTTAGGCCGCGTGAAAACGCCGCCAGTCGTAGTGACTTTAAAAACTCCTCTAGTCTCTTTGGGCTAGATTAGTTCCTTGTAGTTGAACGGAACTACTACACTCTGTGCCGCATTGAGTATACATGTGGTGGTCGACCTTGTCGCGACCTAAAATAAAAGGGCACGTTCGTATTGATCGTTAATA